ACCCTGGATTCTTCGCGAGGATTGCCGGAATTTCCGCGCGTGTGTCCCGGCCTAGTTTTTTGAGTTCATTGAAGCTTACCACGCCATCTTCGATAGCTTCCGGACCCGTTGGCACCCAGTGATCGCGCTCTACGCCGTATTGATACAAATCGATAGAGGCTTCGAAATGCGCCCAGGAGTTTTCCGGAGGAGGAAGAGGATTGCACAGGTGCTCGGGCTGAGTCACTGTAGGATCGATGTGATAGTCGTGCTCATCGCGAATTACCGGAAGCGACGGGTAATTCATGTTTACCAATAGATCCTGCGCAATTGGATCTGGCGTTAGGTTGCTGATCCCCCTTGGCTCCTCAATGTGGTGCATCGAAACTTCCCACGGATCCCATCGCAACTCGACGGGCTGGAAAATCCCGCTTTTTGCCAACCATTCGTCAACGTCGTTCAGCGTTCTGTAAGCCACGGACACATGCAGCGCGAGCCCAAAAATCTCCTCCTCGACCTCGATGCTTTCGATTAACGTGTCGAGACCCTGCTGCCTCGCAAAAAAAATGCGTTTCAAAATGACTTGCTGTGCCACGAACCAAGCGTAAATGGTCGGCTGATCTGCTGCAATTTCCACTCGCACGCTAATCCTATGCTGCGTTGTCGCCATCTGCGACAGCGTTTTGGAAACGGCGTGTGTCGCCTCGATTTCGACCACTCCTGGCGGATACGGATTCCTGGTCTTGATTTGCGTGTCGACAATCGAGAAGGTCAGAGTCGCCTTATCTTCCGACAGGCTGTATTGCTGACGACGCTCGTACCCTATCGGCTTGACGATCTTAATCTCATCGCGATGACTGTCAGCGTTGTGCGCGATGCGGTTTGGGGAGACAAATTCCTTCCGGACTACTAGTGTTCCGTTGGTTGTGCGAGTTGTCCACCCTCCGTTGTCTATCGAGTACGACTGCGCATAGGTGAATGCCGCTATTTCATCGCTCGTTATCCCTTCCGATTCATTGAATAGCACGTTCAGTTCGACGACCCAATGTACTTCGATCGCCGAGGTGTAATCCTGCGCGCCCAACGGCTGGAAGTGGAGCAGTCGGGGGAATGGTCCTCCAAGAACATCCTTGACGGACGCACTACCACCCACGTCCAGGTCGAACCCTAGCCCGATGTTTGTCGCTTTGAGTCGCCCGCCGTTCCGCGTGAGCTTCGCACGAAGTTCGGTCGCCGTTCCATTCGGCGATGTCACCGTTGGCGAAACGATCGCGTCTACCTCGATTTGGATTCGGTGATACTGCGTCTGGCGACCGTCTGGAGTCAGCATCGTCTCGAGCGACACTTTTCTCTTTTGACCGATCCCAAGCGAGATTCCCTCGTACGTCAGTTCATCTACGGTCGGCGGGTTTGGCATCAGAGTCCCCTCGCCTGCGCAATGAGTTGCTGCATTAGGGCAGGATCCATCTGCCTCGGAGCGCCCATCGCGTTATGGAGCAGATTCAGCAGCGGATCCTTGAATTCCTTTTCCTCTCTGCGTCTTTCCCTGGCGTCTTGCCGCCCCATCAACTTATCGACCTTCTGCATGTGTTTTTCGTTTGCGTCACGCCATTTGGCGTCTTCCGCCGCTTCGTCGCCTAGTAGATTTAGCCAGTCGATAACCGTCGCCTCAATGACTCCGCACGATGTGCCAATAGTCTCAACAAAATTGGCGGTGGTGTTTATTCCGCCAATCAGTAACTCCACTGCGGGAAGTAGACGATCAGCCAAATCCACAAATTGATCGGTGACTCTATCACCTAAATTGTTGATCGCTTCATCTAGGCGATCTTTTGCATCTCCGACGCGAGCAAGCGTTTCGCCGCGCTCGTTAGCTCGGTCGATCAGTCGCATCTGACGCCGAACGTCGGTTTCGGCGCGCTGCTTGGCGATGTCTGCGCTGTAGCCAGCAAGTTCATCTGCTTGTTTGGCGGCTGCGTCTCCGATCGCATCGAAGGCTTTGTAGACCAAATACCCTGCCGCTGCGACCGCTGCAAGCGATCCTACGACCACTCCCGCTGCGACAGCCACCGGGCCAAGCGCTGGGCCAATTCGCGCCAGAGCTTGCGCTGCTCGAGATGCTGCGGCTTCCATCGCTGCCGAGCCCTCCGTTGCTACGGCGGCTTCCTCTGCCACAGCCGCTCCCTCGACTCTTGCTCCCGCCTGTACTGGGATGTCGGCCTTGACCGCATCGAGCGCTTTGTTCGCGAGACCGGGTGGCTTCACGCCACCTCCATCGCCTTCGGATTTTGGCTTCACTTCCTGTGAGTCCTCGCGACCGAACAGGAATTCGTCTTCCGGGGTTTGCTTCGAGGGAGGTTCCGGGCGATTTTCTATCGGAGATGCGGGAAGCGGATCGGCTGGCGTTTCGATGCGCGATGGCGTGTTGTCATGAAGGCTCTCGTTTGCGTTCCCGGTCTGCTCCGCGATCTGTTTCGTCTTTTCGTTCTCGGCCCATACACTCTCAATTGCCTTCACGATGCGATCGGCTGCGGTCTCGAGGTGCTCCGGATCGGTGTTTCGGTCGATCTGTGCGAGTCGCGTTTCGTCGCCAACTTCGTCGTTTCTGGAAGTATCTGCCCTGGGTTCATCGAGCGATCTGTCGCGTCGAGAATTGGACTGGTCGTCGGTTTTTGCCGCTGTAGGTTCTGGTTTTGGGGTGTTGTCCCGCTTGGAAAACAGCGATGCGACCGAAGATAAGGCTCCTCGGATCTCACCACTGATTGACTTGCTTATGGAGTCGAGCCCGAATGAAATCACAGGGGCATGTGGTTTTGGTTTCTCTGGTTCTTGCTGTTTTGGATTTGGAGAGTTGTCCAGTTTCTCGCGACCGAACAGATATTCGTCTTCCGGAGTTTGCTTCGGAGCATCCACCTTGACGGCAATCTCTTGCTTCCCCAAAGGTTTCGGCCGTGGTTCTCTGGCCGGTTCGGGATCGTCTTTGGCTCCTACGAGGTTGGAGATGCTTGCCGCTATCGATCGCCAAAAAGGTTGCTCAGGCTCTTGCTTGGTGGCAGTCGGCTTCGTCTCAGGCTGTTTCTGCGGCTGCGGCTGCGGCGCGGGGCTGTCTGGTTTCGTCCGGGTGGTGTATTCCTCCCAAGCGGCCAATAGCGCATCCTCATCTCGAGGCTCCGGGCGCGTTTCTGTTGGCTTCGCTGGCGATACCGGCTCCACCCTTGCTGCCGGTGGTGTCGCTGGAGGCGTTGGCGTCGGAGGCTCCACCCTTGCTGCCGGTGGTGGCGCTGGAGGCGTTGGCGTCGGAGGCTCTACCCTTGCTGCCGGTGGTGGCGCTGGAGGCGTTGGCGTCGGAGGCTCTACCCTTGCTGCCGGTGGTGGCGCTGGAGGCGTTGCGTTTGGTCGCAGGGGAGTTAGCAGTTTCGCGGCTGCGACAACGCCATTAAACACTTTCTGCGACTCGGCAATCGCAGCGAAAAAAGGATGCAGGCTTTCCTTTAAGTGAGATGCGTCGAAGACGATCTTCGTTGCTTCGTGCACGTTCTTGACTAACTCTTTCCGCACATCGCCCTCGGTCGGCCGGCGGACTCTCCTTGCTGCGGTGTGTTCCCGATCGGCCCGCTCGTTTGCCGGGGTGGCACGAGTTTCGGCTACGTTTGCAGGCCGATCGGTTTGCGTTGGTGCGACGGCAGCACGGAGCGGTGGCGCAGGATCCGGACGCGAGGGAGGCGGATTTGGTGCGGCCTCTCGCCTCGCTGGTTCCGCTGTTGCGGTCGACGTTCCCGAGGTGGTTTCGTCGACCAAAACAATTTGAAACTGCGCGCCATCCATTTCACTAGGTAGCAGCCACGAACGAGGCGCTGCTCGTTCCCGCGATGTTCGGATACGCGCGCAGTCTGATTGGAACTTCGCGGAGATCCGGTCCTTGCAACAAAGTTACTGGGAAGTTTTCGTGCAGAATCGTCTGATACAGAGTGATGGTGGCTGGTAGTGGCCCAGGGTTTGTTTCCATCGCGGTCAGCACCAGCGATTTTGCAAAACTGCCGCCGACATCGAGTTTTCCGATTCCAGCAAACGCATAACCCGTGGTGTACGGATTGATGAGCGTCTGAACCGCAGCCGCGTCAAACTCGATGAGGGTCATTTCGACCGTCACCTCCATGCCCATAACGATAGCATCTTGCGCGGTTTCGCCCCATTTATCACCTTGGATAAGCCGCTTCATGAATTGATGCGAGATCCTGTATCCCTCGCGAGTCTGCCCGACCGCGAGCGCGTTCCAGGTTGCTGTGTATCGGCCTGTTACGAATGCCATGTTTATTCTCCTGTATTCCGATTCTTACATCCGGGACAATTAGCCACCTCAAAAGCCTTCGTTGCCGCTTCCAGATTGCTGAAAGTGGCCAAGTACGCGCGGTCTTGGTCGCACGCTATTTTCCATCGCAATCCGCCTTCGCCTTCAATCGGCCCTTTGTTGTCTTGGACGAGCCAATGTGTCAGCACTTGCACACCAACGAACGGCGGCTTGTTCGCGCCGCACCTTGGGCAGGCAAATCGATCGTGGTCTACGGCAAACGAAAAGTAATCGTTCGTGTGCGGGTTCGGCTTGCAGTCTGGATTCAGACAGTAGCCCATCACTTGCTGTTTGGTCGTCCGATCGTGCGGGATGCTGATGCCACTCATACCGCCTCCAATCTGCGGATCCGGCCAAGCGTAATGCCTCGCGTCACTCCCGCCATAACGTCGGAGCCACTTGCCGACGCTTGCGACGACGCGCCATACGTATCGACCGCCACGCCGCGAACTCGCGAATCGATCGCGATTAGTCGCAGATAGCCGACAAACGGTCCTGCGGTCGGTGTGATAGCTGCAAGAATCTGATTAGCTCGCGCAGTGATCGAGGCTTTCCAGTCGACCGAGTAAACCACCTTGTCAAGCAGTGCGTTGACGCCTGAAAGCTGATCGAGATAGAGCGTGCGGCGTTTGTCTCGAGGGACAGCCCGCGATCGCACAAACACACTGACGCGACATCCGTACTCCACATCGCGAGTCGTTCCGCTCGACTGGTGTACGTTGCCAAGGCTGATGCTGGCTGGAACAATCGACACATGCAGATCGCCTGCTGTCTGTGGTACAAAATCCTCGTCGGATTCGATCGTACACTGGTCGTCGGTCAAGCCCAGCGCGGTCTTTACCGCCTCCTGGACTGCTTGAAGTAGGCATGGTTCCGCGCTAAGCACCTCGAGCCCCCTCACTGACGGCTCGCGTCAATCCGGCTGCCAAGGCACGCTCCAACGCGCCCAACCATCGCTCAAGCCACACTTGCGGGCACTTTTTCGGCAAGAAGGGACGTGCTGGCAGTTTCCGCTTTGGCGCGCCCCAGTTGTGCGCTGCGGCGTATTTGACGTTGGTTCCAACAATTACACCGTTGGCGATCGTTTTGAAAATCTGCCCGCCATCGGCATCGGGCTGCGGTGGTCGATAGGAAACACCATCGCTACCCAGTTCTCCGGGAGACAGCGAATTTAGCAAAACGCCTGTATCGCGCAGGATTTCATGCGGGCGATTCCCGTAAACCTGGAGTTTGGTTTTTCCGCCCTCGGCCTTGATGCGATTCCATGCCATGCCCGCCGCGATCGACTTGGCTGTTTCTGGATCGTACTTGGTGATGAGCCATGCTAGATTGCGACGAAAATACAGTCTCCATTGCCGAAGCTGCGCGGCCGACAACAGCCCGGTTCCGACTGGGGCGTGTCGATGTCCACGACCTAGCCCAGCCGCCTGCTTGAGTTGAGTCTTTTCCCCTGGTCCAAATCGCCGGGAGTAGGCTAACGTCGCAGGCTTCAGGGGAGCCCATTTCACGCCATCTTCGCCGACACCCCCTCGAGCCTTGCGAACGAAGTCCGCGTGAATATCCGAAAGTGCAGCAAACCCTAGTGCGGTAAAAACACCTCTAGCCGTGTTTGCTACGTCGGGAGCTTGCCCGACCAACGCAGCGTGAACACGGCGCACCATCGCCGCTGCTTGATGTTTGTCGCCTCGGAAATATGCCCTAGTAGTAGCCAACGCGGGTAATCTCCGTGTCTTGTGGGCGTTCCTTGGGCATGTTGGTTGAATTGATCGCGACCCGCTGTTGCCGCCGTGCGTACCGGCGATCGATGTGCATGTTGCTAAACATCGGGACGTTGATTCCCTTGAGCCGAACGCCTGGGATCCGCATCTCGTCGCGCATGATGAGCGGTAGCTTTTCGACGATCCGCTGGTACTCAGCGACCAAAGACTCAGGGACCGGGTTTCCCCGGCGTTCGCACAGATAGACAGCCGACAACACCACGCACCATTGACGCAGCATCCGGTTGGTCTTTACCCCCTCTTCCTCGTAGCGGCGTAGCACGTAGAGGTTGATTTCGTCGGTGGCTTGGGCAATGCAGTCCTCGAGCGTGGCATCTGAACCACGCAGATCATGCGCAGCGAACGCTGCTACCCCAGTGTCCCCAAAGAAGTTGGTCACGTCTTCGGGAGTCGCATAATTCCAAGTAATTGCCACCGCTACTCCGTTTCATCGCGAACTAGAACACCACGGTTCCAATTGCGAGGTTCATTGGGACTTGGTGAAGCATCAAAGCGTTGTCCAAGACAAACAGTTCGGTGCTGGTTGGGTTGCTGATTTCGCGCGACCATGCCGACAGGCCGAATCGCTCGGTCTTGGGTCCGCCGTCGTACTCTGCGACGGGCTCACCCGCGATATAGCACTCGATGTCCGATCCGCCTGTCACGGTGTCTGACGCGACAAAGAACGCGGTGTTCGCAGGGACGTGCGGTGTCCAAACTTCTGACCCCGGCTCCCCGATCTCGAGACCTTCGTCGGTGATGCACCACTCGCACCACGGCATGAAGGACAACCGAGCCTTGAAATTTTGGACCGGCTTCCCGTCTGGGCCGCTCGCTGTCTCTTTCGAAATGATCTCGTAAGGCTGATTCGCCGTACCGTGTGCCTCTTGCACTGCGTCGTTTTTCAGCACCAGTGACCAGACTTGCGAGGTGGTCACAATTTTTGCAAGCCCTGATCCCGTCAACCGCTGAAAGGCTGCATGGATCGAATAGAGGTTGCTCGGAATGTCGGCAGACGCCGTGGTGGCCCACGATGTTGCAAGAATGTTTCCACCGCCTGTCATGTTCAACTGGCTCTTGTTTCCTGCGGGTACTCGCGTTTGAAGTTGCCCGGCCGCGCCGGAACTGGAGTAAGTCCAATACCACGAATCGCCGACAATCTTGTAGTACAGGCTGTCACGCAGCATCCCGACCAGCATCGCGGTTCGCCAGTTGGCTGCAAGTTGCGCGAGGTACCCAGTCTGCATCTGGATCATCTTTGCGCCTGCTTTGTCGCGCGTAGCTGGATCGTCAATGCGTCCAATGTTGTTGACTTGCTCGGCCAGGAGCGGGATCGAACTGTGCATTCGCGGGTACTCGAACGGTACGCGGGAGGCAATCTGCATTTGCATTCGCCCAGCAGCCGTTCCGGGCGCTCGCCCCTGCGCTGTTTTCAAAGTGTTGTTAAAAATGTGGTACGCTCCCAAACGCCCATGACCCATGTTCGTCTCGTTTGGTCCGCCGGGCTGCACACCAAATTCTTTGAGCAGAGATCCAGACGCCTCAACTCGTTGGCTGATAACCTTGGTGAGTACCTGCGGTTTGAAAATATCCTGGAAAATGTTCGGCATCTTCTAATCCTTGGTGCCACCCTCGGAAGAAGAAAATCGTGGTTTGGAGCCTAGCTACTAGGCTGGCAATTCATCATCGAAAATGAAGCACCTGCCGACAGCCTTCAGTGCCGTCCTCGCAGCCGCTTCATTGGTGTGCCCAACAAACGCAGCGCCTTGGATGAGCAACTGCGAAGCGCGGATGTCACCCGACACAAGGATCCGCACGGTCTGGTCTTCGTTGTTGCCCGAATCGTCAACGACTCGAACGTCGTCGAGGAGAATTCCGACTGGCGTTTGGCTACCGTCAGACGCTCCCGCGTTGTACTGGGCAAGTTTTTTGGAAGCAGTGATCTGTCCGAGCACCATTCCCCCTCGCAGCGTGGTGGTTGGCGTGTTGACGGCATCTCGCGCGGTTCCTGCGAGAATGCGAGTGACGATAGTAGCGCGAACGCGGCCATCAGAAACGAATAAAATCGGACGGGTTGCGAGTGCATCGGTGACTGTTCCTACTCCAAGAGCCATGGTTTACTTCCTCGGTGCCACCCTCAGAAGAATTGTGAGTTAGTTGCCGTTTATGAGTTTGAGAAGGTACGCTTCGCGTTCAGGTGTCAGAACCTCCGGATTCTTCGGTTCCGCTACGCTCATCCGAGCCAGCTTGGACCCCCCTCCAGAGCGAAACGTCGCCGTCTTGAACGTGCCAACTGGGATGACTTTCCGCGAATCCATGAAGCGTTCCACGTCTCCGGTTTTCGGTTTGCTGTACGCATCGAGCGAGAGTCGCTGGGCAGCGACCCGAGCAGCGTACAAACTGAACTCCTCATCGAGAATTTTTCCTTGGTCTCGCAGCGATTCGAGTTGTCCGAGCAGTTCTCGGTGATACGCTCGCTCGGCGTAGGCTCGAGAGTTGCGGACGATAGCGGACATGGTTTGGATCTCAGGAGAGACAGCCACGGTCCCATTGTCAGGGTTGCCGCCACCCTGCCCGCCGTTGCCGAGCACCATGCGAATGTTGTCGACGATATTCGCGGCGCTTGTGTCTTCGGGGAGTTGCACTCCGACTTCCTGCATCACGTCGACGATCATCTTGACGATGGAGTCGGCATCACTACCGCCATCATTCATCTCATTTCCGGGAGGGGCTGCGGGAGCCGCCATGTTGGTATCGGAAGCCATGTCCATGCGAAGCACCTTGGGAGTAAAAATGGTTGGTTTGATCCCCATCCGAATGCCGCATCCCATTAAGGCTGGGATTGCTGCATCGACTTCGGCTGGTAGAAATGGGCCTTGGGAATGATCGACCGGGTAATCGACCAAATCGACACTCGTAATCACGTCCGCGTAACTGTTCCCATGTCCGTCCATGAACTCAGGAAAAATCACCGGCGACACATAGACCGAGTTGGCTTCCACCTTTTCGATGGCGCTCGGGGTCAGGATCTCCACGGTGATCTCGGCGGATCTTCCGTCCGGTGTCACCTTAAAGTCGACCATGCGCCCTTCGGTGTTGTGTGCGCCGCGAGTGTCGCGACGTGTCAGGGAGTCCATGGCGATCGGAGAGAGCATTTCGACATCATCGAGTTCCGCATGGTTCCAGTGCATCGGAACCGCGTAGCCTGCATCCTTCAACCGCTGGAACTGGTCTTCCCAATGGCGCAGCCGATCGGAAGTAACCGTGACGGACCCATCTCCGCTCTGGTACTCGTTGACCGACAGAACCGCTTTACGGAACACCTTGCCCATGGGGGAAGGTTAGACCGCGACACAGAACGCACCAAACCGTCTGTGACGCTGCTTGCGCTGCTTGCGAAAAAGTTACCTATTTATTCGTCCCGCAGATACTCCGGTTCCCCGTTCTCGAAAATCTCGGTGCGGATCCGGTCGACCGTGCTTTGGCGGACCCGCCTTCGCCCGCCTGGAAGTCGGCAATACGCCAGCCGCCCCGTATCGGCCCACTGTGCTACCGCGCTCCGCGTCACTCCGAGTTGCGTTCCTGCTTCGCTGAAAGTGAGCAGTGCATCCTCCGAGTGCGTCTTGAGCGCTCGAATCTTGCGTTCCTTGTCGGTCATTTTGTGCCGTGCCTCCCTTGGATGATGCCTCCCCATTGCTGGGCTTGAAGCTCCTTTGAAACGTAAACCGCATACGATGTGCCGTCGATCTGGTCGGATACCTCGTCTGGTCGCCCCTGCCATGCCGTGTGCTCAATGAGGTAATCTCTCACCCACTTTTCGCCGGTCGCCGGTATCCGGACCAAGCCGTCCTCAACGCGCGAGATTGCCCCCGCTGCGACCGCTCGCTCAAGTTTTGCCCCTCGGTGGTTCTCTGCCATGCCGGGGATTTTGGGTCCGATGAGACGTGTTTTGCGTCCCTTGATTTCCTTGGCTGCGACAGGTCCGAAGTGAGCGTTCTCAATGTAGACGACCGGGACGTTCATCGACTGCAAATGATCGTTGAACCGGCTAATCATTTCCGGCCACTCGGCCTGGATTCGGCAAGTCGATCGCAGGAACATCATGTGGGCGGGGCGGAAGTAGTCCCACACCTGGACTACCGACCAGGACGGCTCCTTGCCCCTATCCTGCTCTGCTCGTTCCCTCGAGGTTCCCGCAGTGTCGATCACCGCGAACCGTCGCATCCGACCTGGATCGATCTCGAGCACGTCTCCATGGTGCATCGCCTGGATTTTGCCATCGGGCAGGACGTTGTACGTCAAGAACCAATCGCGATCGTAGATCCCAGCCGCTTGGTAAAGCCAGTTCCCACCGAGCAGCGCTTCCCGCTCCACTCGAGGGAGCGCCGCTAGTCGATCCGCGTAATCGGGATCCTTCGCCAAGAGTGCCGGATTGTCTTGGAGGGTGGCTGGGACGAAGGTGAACGATAGCGGCTTGGAGCCGCGTCCCAACAGTTCCTCTCGCGTATCCGCCCACAGTAGCGAGTCGTCAGCCGCCCGGCAGAAGTACCGCATCACACCGGAGCGCTCCGGGATTGCCGTGCCCAATACGGGATCGATCCACCATTCCAAGAGGCTTGCTACCCACGTTCCCGGTTCCGGGTTGCATGTGGCGCGGATGTAGGGATCAATGGTACCCATGGACCTAGCTCGCGAGACCAGATACCAGAACTGCCCGCTCGAGAAATGCGTCAGTTCGTCCCATCCGATGAACGCGATCTCAGTACCCTGCCATTGCAGCTTGTCTTGTTCGTGTTCCATGTGGCTGAAAATGATGCGGGCTCCACTCGGAAACTTGCAATCCATCGAGGCGCTGCGCATCCGACCGCCGAATAGCGGGTACAGTTCGCAGGCTTTGTCCCACAACCCCTGCGCTGCGGTGATCTGCTTGTACGTCTTGCGAAATATAACGGGAGCCCAGTGCGGATCGTCTATACCTCGGAGAGCATCGAGCAAAAGCGCGTAGGTCTTCCCGCCACCAGCCGCACCGCCATAGATTGCGATGTCCGCGCTGGTCCGCAGTATCTGGTCTTGCGGGCCGGGTTGAGGTCCAATTTCGATCGATGTTGCGTCCGCTATCATATGCAAGTGGTGGTATTGTTGATCGGCTGCGAGAAGTCGAGGATGCCAGTAGCAATGATCCAGTGCGCTTCGGGCGAAGTGTCGCAGCGTTTGATGTCAAAATAGAAACGTCCAGACGCTAAAGCCGATAGCGATCGGGCGTTCATGGTCAATTTCACTTGGCGGATCGGGTTCCCACCAGCACTCACACCTACGAGCGCCGCATCGCCCGCAACAAAACTGCCGCCCGTTGGGATCCGGAGTCCGAACGAGGAATCGACCTGGATAGCGATCGTGTTCTGCGCACCTGTGACGGTCGGCTTCGCCGTAAACACCAAGCGCCCAGTCGCGTTCTTGGCGTTGGCGTTGATGGTGAAAACAATTTCATTGTCAACTTTTAGATACTGCGAAAACGCTCCAATATACATCGGCCCAAGCGATTCCCGCTCAGAGACCGTGACGAGCGGTGTTGCTACGCCTGCGCTCCCGCTAACGGAACTCGACAGAGCAAATCGCCCGAGTATGTTGGACAGGATTGAGGCGGAAACCGAATCCGAAAGCGCAGTGAGCGTGTCTCGCGTGTATCGCGAATGCTCGACGGGAATAACCTGGATATTGGCCGTGGTGGACTCCGGGAAAAAGTCCACAGTAGCCCCGTTGTTTTCCGTCTGCTGTACGTCGAAGAGGTAGTACCCATCCTCTAGTTCGACTGGGTTTGTGTCGTTCAGCGCGGTTCGTGCGCCGTTGTCTAAAGAGAAACGACACGTAATGTTCGCCGCATCGCCCAGTTGTGGCTGCGAGGTGTTGCGGTTGAAGGCGAATACCTTCACGTTTGCGTTTGTGTTTCGGTACATCAATCCACTCCTGTCATCATGGCATAGAACAATTGGCTATTTCGCGGTGGCGGCACAGAGGCGCTCGTAGAGACGACTACCGGCCCTAAAGTCTTCGCGACGGACCCAACCTTGCCCGGTGCTACTACTGCACTTGATGCGATCGCTATCGACGCAAGGGTGCGAGTGAGGGAGGCCGATGGACCGTTAGCAACTACTGCTGTCGAGCCGACAGTATCGGATCCCAGGGTTCGCAATAGAACTCCTCTAGGGTCCGTCGTCACAATTGCCGACGCGGATCCAGTGGTGGCTTCCAGTGTCTTTGCGAGAGTTGCCGTGCTTGCGCCGAAAACGCTTGCAGTCGACGCCGCAGACAGTCCATCCAGAGCGATTGCGAGCCCGGAGGATGCACCGTACTGACCGCTGGAGATTCCTGTAGCTGCCTCGAGCATCGCGTTCGTCGCAGCCGTCGTGCCATCGGCCCGCGTAGCACCTGCGGACAGGCCGCAGGATTCCAGCGTTTTTTGAAGAATCGCGCCTGCGACAACTCCTTGCGAGGTTGCTTGCGCTGCCCCAAGATTGACTGCTAGAGTAGCCGTAACTCCTGGGATCGCTACAAGTGGTACGCGGTTACGCAGTGGCATTGCTAATCCCCCAGCAACGGGGGGCGATTTCGGAACGGATGTGCGCCCCCCAGTGCATTAGGAAACCCGTTCGACCATGCCATGATCGCCTCGGCTAGCATGGTTTCACTGGCAGACAGTTCACGGGTGAAAAAAGCGACCTCAAAGTAGTCGCAGTTGCCGAGAAAGGATACTGTGACATCTTCGCTGGAGTAGCTGCTGGAAATTGTTTGACTGCTATTGGCAATCCGAAACGTCGCGGGGTTGTCGCCATCCGCGCGAATTGATGCGACATACGGACGATTGTTGTCAATACTTACGGATTGCGTTACCCCTCCATAACTGCCGATTGCCTGCGGCGTGGTGCTGTAGCCAACTCGCACGAATTCGTTTTGCCCAGAGCTAATATCTTCGACGCGCGCTGCTGGGCCTTGGTTGGCGGCAGACCACCACAGAACGATTAGAGAGCACGGGCCTGCCTGCGGGATAGTCGATGTTCCAAGACTCGTACTGGATGCCGTATTGGATCGAATTGCATTCTGACCGGCAGTCGTTACTAGAGCGGGGCTGTTTCCCGGGGAAGGCGACGTGAACTTGTATGGTGCGCCCGTTTCGATCGATGAGATTTTTCCGGATCCATCGGTACGAACCACTCCCGGTCGAGCGTGCGCCCAGGCGGCTGGCCTCAATCGCAACATCGGCATTACTCGTTGTTGCAGATTAGCATCGGAGTTCACATCGCCGGATCGCATTACGTTACATCCTCATTAAATGGACGAACGTACATTTCGTTCCCGCTAGCAGCAAAAGCAACGCCTGAATTATTGACCACGGAAAACCGAAGCGAGAATGGGTAAAGCCGAACCAGGGGGATGATAACCACCTTGGCAGACGCCCCACTATTCAGCGTCACTGGGTACAAATCTCCTGCGGCCCTATCAGCGGTGTCTGTGCCATCATTCATCGTTACTCGGAGCGAGATCGTTCCAGCGGTCGATGGAGTGATCGAACCAAGCTTGATAGCCACCGCTCCGTATAGATCGCGTTGTGTTGAATTGTCGTAAGTGACAACCGATGACTCACCAGTATTTGCTAGGGAGTTGAGTGTTGTTCCGGCAAAGTTGGAGCTTCTTGTTCCTGGCGTGGCCCATTTTGCGACAGCCATGATCCATCCTCATTCTTAAATTGGTGGCAGATACAAGATTCGTGACATTGATTTCGGTGGCAAGCGCAATACTCGTCGCAAGGATTGCATTCACAAGGCGGCTTGCATCGTTTGCAGCATGGCGCGGAATCGCAGCCGAGTATCGCGAGCAGGCATAAAAGACCCGCCCATTTTGCGATTTTCATCAATTGTCCTCCTTCGATCGCGTCCGCCCGTTGTCAGGCAGTCGCAGAATTACCGTTCTAGGACTCGATAGCGACTCGCTTTCGATCTGGATCTCCTTGCCCCACCCTCTCGCCTTACCCTTGCGCTCGAGGAACCACATAGTTACCTTTAGGTTTCCCGAGGCGATCGCCGCTAGAATGTTTTTCTCCGCTTGGTCGATCGACAGGTGCAGCGCCTCATCGAACGCCTCTTGCAGCCATGCGTGCGCTTTCCGGTGCTTCGTGACGTGTTGTCGCGAGACACCAAGCCGCGCCGCGATCGCGTTTACAACACCAGCGCTCTCGGCCACCGCCGCAAGCCATTGCTCCCGTGATATTTTCTTGGGTTTTGCCACCTTACACCTCAATTGCGGATTCATCGCCGATGCGGATCTCATAATTTAGAGCGCTGGCAGAAATCAGCCGGTAGTCACGTTTTGAAACGTACAGCAACGGAAACCGAACCGGGGGAAGGA